GGTCTACGACCACTGTGACGGTGACTATCACCAATCATGGCCTCACTACTGGGAACCGCGTTTGGTTGGACTTTTCTGCGGGCACAGGTGGTACGGCAACGGATAACATCTATTCGGTCACGGTTTCGGATGCCAATACGTTCACGGTAACGGACGCTGCCAGTGGCACCATCACCGGGTCTCCTGCGGTGTCGATGTACGCTGACATTTTGATGGAAGCAGATTCGTACAACGCAACTGCATTTCCCGTGGTGATTCCGGGCGAAGGGATTTTGGCCAAGGATGGCATTTTTGTTGGTTTGGTTGCAAACGTAACAACTACTCTGTTCTATGGCTAAGACCGCAGCATGGACTCGCAAGGAAGGCAAGAACCCCAAGGGCGGACTCAACGCCAAGGGGCGAGCCTCCTACAACAAAGCCAACCCCGGCAAGCCGGGGCTCAAGCCGCCAGCCCCTCACCCCAAGACAGAAAAAGACAAAGGACGCCGTGCTTCCTTTTGCGCAAGAATGTCCGGGATGCCGGGGCCGATGAAAGACGAAAAAGGGAAACCAACCCGCAAGGCGTTGTCTCTTAAAGCATGGAACTGCTGACATGAGCCAGAATCATGATACCGTCAAAAACGTGCTGGATGTGGTGGCAATCTTTGGCACTGTTGGCGCTTTTTTAAACATGCTCACGCCGCTGTTTGGTTTAATCGGCGCAATCGTTGGTGCCATGCGTATTTACGAGATGGCCACCGGGAAAGACTTTTACACGCTTTTCCGCAGAAAGAAAGCTGACTATGCCAAGCAAGAGTAAGGCACAACACAACTTCATGGCGGCGGTGGCCAACAATCCATCGTTTGCTAAGAAAGCAGGAGTCCCAAAGTCTGTCGGTCAGGAGTTCATGAAGGCAGACAAGGGTAAGCGGTTTGGGTCTGGTAGTCGTGCAGACGCGCAGACAATCAACAAACCTAAAACGGATCAAGGCAAGCAAGAGTTTTTTTCAAAAGGTGGTGACACTATGGCTTCCAAAATGAACCCCGGTTTTATGGCAATGATGGCAAAGAAAAAAGGCGCACCTGCCAAGAAGATGGCCAATGGTGGTATTACCACGGCCAAAATGGGCGCTGTTCGCACCGCCGCCCCCAGCAAAGACGGTCTGGCCGCTAAGGGCAAGACCAAAGGCACTCAGGTCAAAATGTCTGGCAGCAAGCCCTTGGGTATGAAAATGGGTGGTCGCACCTGCTGATAGGAGGCCGCTATGGCTAAAAGACGTAGGTCAGCTAATGTAGGTGGCCTTGCAGCGCTTGCGGCGCTGGGGTATTTGCTTACCCGAGACAAAGGGGGCAACCTAGCCTCGGTTGAGTATCGCGGTACGGATGCTGAGCGGCTTAGGGATACTAGCCCTCAAGCGATGCACCGGGAGTCTGAGCGCAAGTATCGCAGTGACAACCCAGAACTTATGGGTGGCGCGAGCGACTTCGACGCATCAGGTTACGCAGATGACGATATGGCCACGTTTAGGCAGAGAATTGCTGCCGGGCGTGAAGGGGCAAACGTTTCCGCAGGTGAATTGGCTGCTATGTCCGGCCCTGCTATTTATCCGTCTGGCCCTGCTGGTGCTGCTGGTGCTGCTGGTGCTGGTGCTGCTGGTGCTGGTGCTGGTGCTGGTGCTGGTGCAGCAGCAGCTGCTAGGCGTCCTGCCCCCGCAGCTATGGGTATGGGTGACCCGGGGTATTCCCAAGCAGACTTGGCTGCATACAGACAGCGCGTTGCTAGGTCTGCTGCTCCCCCCGCCGAACTTGCATCTCCCGATGCAGATTTTATGGCTTCAGGCCGCACTTCCCCTGCTCTTAGGGATCAGCTCACCCGTACTACTCTTGGCACGCCCACTCGCCCTGTCGAGGGTGCTCCCAGCATTTATGCAGGGCCGGAGGCTTGGGCAGCGTATCGTAAACAGCAGGCAGAGCAACGAGCTGCTCAACCGACTACTCCGCAAGGCAGTGCTCGCAACATCGTGCAACAGATGCGCGAGAAGGATAAGGCCATCCTAGAGGCTGTTCGTAGGCGTCAGGCTGAAGACGAAGTTCGTGCAGAAGTAGAGCGTAAACGCAAAGCTGAACGCGAAGCCGAGCGCAAGCGCGAGCAAGCAGAGATGCTTAAACGTGGTAGGCAGACTGACCCCAACTATGGCCGTACCATACAGGAACGCAGCCAAGCTCTGCGTGCCAAAGGTGGCGCGGTCAAAGCTAAAAAAATGGCCAGTGGCGGCATGTCTTCTGCATCCAAGCGTGGTGATGGTATTGCCACCAAAGGCAAGACCAAGTGCAAGATGTATTGAGGTGACATCATGTCGGACAAATCCAAAAAGCCCAAACAGACCCTGACCCCTGCTGAACAGCAAATGATTCAGGAGGAAAAGGACAGGCAGATGGCCCCCAAGTTGGAAGGTGCTTACAACAAGGCGCTGACCACCACGGTTCCCGCTCCCGCCCCGGTTGACAAAAAAGCCAATGGTGGCGTTACTCGCGCCGACGGCTGCATCACTAAGGGCCACACCCGTGGCAAGATGGTGTAACCATGTCGAGAAAGAAAAAACTTGGCGATGCGGCCAAAGTCCTTGGGGGTCTTGGCGCGGCCTATGTTGCCAGTGAGTTTGCAAAGCCAACGGTTGTTGATTTGGGCAGTCCATTTAAACGCGACCCAGAGGAAGATTTGGAGCGTCAAAGGGCGTTTGAGCGCCTTCAGGCCAGCACTGACTCTCTTGCAAAAACATTGCCTCCCAACTTCTTGAAAAAAGATGGCGGTGTTGTCAAAGGTTGGGGCAAAGCTCGCGGCGCTCGTGCTGCCAAGGTGTACTGAAATGATGTCCAGCCGTGGCATGGGTGCCATCAACCCAAGCAAGATGCCCAAGAAGAAGGTCATCCATCGTAAGGATGATCCGAATACCGTGGACATGTACGCGGCTGGCGGCAAAACCAAATCCAAGGTCAATCAGGCTGGTGTCTACACCAAGCCGGGTATGCGCAAGTCGCTGTTTGAGTCAATCAAGTCCCGAGCAGTGCAGGGCACAGGCGCAGGCCAGTGGAGCGCCCGTAAGGCACAGCTTCTGGCCAAGCAGTACAAAGCCCGTGGGGGTGGGTACAAGTGAAAGACCCGCAGCAGTCGCTCAAAGACTGGGGTGCCCAGAAGTGGCGCACCAAGTCTGGCAAACCGTCAAGCAAGACGGGGGAGCGATATTTGCCTGAGAACGCCATTAAGGCGCTCAGCTCTGCCGAGTATGCAGCCACGACCCGTGCCAAGCGGGCAGGCAAAAAGGCTGGAAAACAATTTGTAAAGCAGCCACCCAAAGTGGCGGCTAAGACGGCAAGGTACAGGTAATGGCAAACACCTCTGGCGCTACATCCTTTAACCTCGATCTGGTTGAGTTGGTCGAAGAGGCATATGAGCGGGCTGGCTCAGAGATGCGTACGGGCTACGACCTACGCACTGCTCGTCGTTCGCTCAACATCATGTTTGCCGACTGGGCCAATCGTGGTATCAACCTATGGACGATTGAGCAGGGGATCATCCCGCTTGTTCAGGGGCAGAACACGTACGCACTGCCGGACGATACGGTGGACTTACTAGAGCATGTCATTCGTACGGGCGGGAACGTAGCCTCGACTCAAGCAGACCTGACCATCACGCGGATTAGCGTTTCTACTTACGCCACGATTCCCAACAAGATTCAGCAGGCTCGCCCTATCCAAGTATGGGTACAGCGGTACAACGGTCAGAATTCTCCTACAGGTCTTTCGATTAACCAAGTTGGGGGCATCAGCTCGACGGCTACCCAGATCACGCTCAACTCGGTCATTGGCCTACCCGCTACTGGGTTTGTCAAGATTGACAACGAGATCATCAACTACGGGTACATTCAGGGTAACACCTTATACAACTGCTTCCGTGGGCAGCAGGATACAGTTGCTGCACTGCACAATAACGGCGCTGCTGTGTATTGGGCGCAGGTGCCCGCTGTCACGGTTTGGCCCACCCCCGATGGTGCGCAGACTTATCAGTTTGTGTACTGGAGATTGCGCCGTACCCAAGACGCTGGGGGTGGTGTCAATGTAATGGATGTCCCTTTCCGGTTCATCCCATGCATGGCGGCGGGCTTGTCCTATTACATCGCCGGGAAAATCCCTAGCGGTATGGAGCGACTGCCCATGCTGAAAGCTCAGTATGACGAGGCTTGGCAGCTTGCGGCTGATGAAGACCGTGAGAAGGCCGCAATTCGGTTCGTGCCCCGTCAGCAGTTCATTGGGGGTACGTTTTAGTGGGCAATAGGTTTGCTTCTGGCAAGAACGCGATTGCTCAGTGTGATCGCTGTGATCAGCGTTTTAAGCTCACTGTGCTTAAGCGTGAGGTCATCAAGACCAAGAACTACGAACTGCTGGTGTGCCCGGAATGTTGGGACCCGGATCAGCCGCAGTTGCAGTTGGGCATGTACCCGGTGGATGACCCGCAGGGTTTGAGGAATCCTCGTCCGGACCGAAGCTACAGGCTTTCTGGGACCAGCGGGTTGCAAATTGAAGCGGGCTCGGGTCCATTGGGTACTGGAACGGTAGAGGGCGGGAGTCGCATATTTCAATGGGGATGGAACCCAGTTGGTGGTTCTTCATTTTTCACCGCAAACGAAACGCCAAACAACTTGGTGTTGGCGGTGAATTTGGGTACAGTTACAGTTGCAACGACATAAGGAGTCGATCATGATGGACGCAAAGAAGGCAGTGCATAAACACGAGAAGGCCATGCACCCCGGCAAACCCATGACCAAGATGAAGGCGGGTGGCAAGACTAACAGCGACATGCTCAAGTATGGTCGCAATATGGCCAAGGTCATGAACCAGCGCAGCCCCGGTCGTAAAGGAGCCTAAGATGGCTACGTACAAACAACCTACAAAAGTAGCATCGGTTGTGGTGGGTGAAGAACCCGCCAAGACGACCATGCGCAAGGCCAATGTGGCTGTGGCCAACACCCGCAGTCAAGACTACCCGCCGATGAAAACCAGCGGCATCAAAATCCGTGGTACAGGCTGCGCCACCAAGGGCGTCATGGCTAGGGGTCCGATGGCATGAACTACGCCGCGTTGTCTGCTGCGATTCAGGATTACACCCAGAACTACGAAACGGAGTTTGTGGCGAATATCCCTGTCTTCGTCAAACAGGCGGAGCAGCGCATCTACAACACGGTTCAGTTCCCGTCCCTAAGAAAGAATGTCACGGGCTCCACGTACATCAGCAACAAGTACCTGTCATGCCCCAATGATTTCCTGTCGGTGTACTCTATGGCTGTGATTGACGCCACGGGGGCGTATGAGTACTTGCTCAACAAGGATGTTAACTTCATCCGACAGGCGTACCCAAACCCGACGGACACGGCCATCCCCAAGTACTACGCGCTGTTTGGCCCGACCACGACATCTGGGGAAAACCCACAGATCACCAACGAGCTGTCGTTTATTCTGGGGCCAACTCCTGATGCCATCTACAGCGTCGAGCTTCACTACTATTACTACCCAGAGTCGATCACAACGGCTTCCAGCGGGCAAACATGGTTGGGTGACAACTTTGACTCGGTGTTGCTCTATGGCTCTCTGGTTGAGGCGTACACGTTCATGAAGGGCGAGGCCGACATGATGTCTCTGTACGACGGGAAGTACAAGGAAGCCCTCATGCTGGCCAAACGTCTTGGTGATGGTCTTGAGCGCAGCGATGCGTACCGCAGCGGGCAGTTTCGCACTCCCCCGCTGCCGCAGAATAACGGGGTGGCTTGATGGCCTTTACCGGCAACTATTCCTGCAACACGTTGCGGTCTGGCCTTGCCAACGGCACGATCAACTTTGCCACCGACACGTTCTATCTGGCGCTGTACACCAACTCCGCCACGCTGGATCAGACCACCACGGCATACACAACGATTGGTGAAGCCTCTGGTGGCAATTACGTTGCTGGGGGTCAGATTGTCACTGCGACGATTGCCAGTGAAGTAACTTCCACAGGCAGCACCACGTACATCAACTTTTCTTCACCTGCGTGGACAGGAGTCATAACGGCTCGTGGGGCGTTGATCTACACTCCCGGCGACAATGGTGCGGTGTGTGTTCTTGACTTTGGCTCAGACAAAACGTCTATTGTTTCTTTCACCGTACAGATGCCTGCCAACACCAGCACATCTGCTCTCATCCGACTTGTTTAAGGAGTATCCCATGTCGAACGAAATCGTAAAATCTGTTGATACCATGAGCGCCGGTCTGGTGGCAGGCACCCGTTCTGGCGAAGAGATGATGGCTCTGGGCCGCTTCAAAGTTCAGTGCTTTGACAAAGACGGCAACCTCAAGTGGGAAGATGAAAACCACAACCTCGTGGTAAACGTGGGCCTGCAATACATGTGCGGCACGGCCCTGACCAGCGTGACTCAGATAACGACTTGGTACATCGGTCTGTATGGCGCTGGCGCATCCAACACCCCTGCTGCCGGTGACACGATGGCTTCCCACGCCGGATGGACTGAAGTTGTCCCGTACAGCAACGCCAACCGCCCGACCTGCACCTTTGCAACCGCAACGACGGCCAACCCGTCTGTGGCCACCAACTCCGCTTCTGTCGCGGTGTTTAACATCAATGCCACCCAAACTGTGGGCGGCGCGTTCTTGACCAGCGACAACACCAAGAGCGGCTCGACTGGTACGCTGTTCTCCGCAGCGGATTTCTCCGCCCCCGGTGACCGGGCCGTCACATCGGGCGACACACTCAATGTTACCTATACCCTGTCGTTGGCAGGTTAAAGGGGTCGTCGATGATCAAGATCGACTTTGAATTCCAAACCCCCCACGGTAAGTTTGCTGATGCTCTGCATCTGCCTGATGATCACACCTTTACGGATGCTGAGATTGAGGCGATGAAGCAGCAGCGTGTGGACAACTGGATTGCCATCGTCACTGCCCCGCCTGTTGAAGAAGCACCGCCTGAACAGGAGGTGTAACCGTGGCGCTGGTGCAATGTTCGTGCCCAATCTGCGGGGTTGCATACTCTGCGGATGAGGCGCGGCTAAAGCACGGCAGACAAACAACTTGCTCTCGGAAATGCTCTTACGCATCACGGGGGCAAAAAACAGCAGTTGCACGAACTGGCAAGCCGTCACCTCTCAAGGGCATCAAGACTGGGAGGCCAGCTTGGAACAAAACAGAAGGCGTGCATATCAATTGCGCCCATTGCAAACAAGCCCTGCGAATTGAACCCAACCAAGTCGGCCGTAAAAAGTTTTGCTCAAAAACTTGCATGCGGATGGGAATGGAATACAAGGGGTTGTTTCAGCAGGGCCATGCCAATTTGGTTCCACCGGAAAGCCGTGGGCACAACGAGGAAACTAAACGCAAGATTTCTGAAACTCAGCGTTTAAACCCGAGGCGCGGCGAAGATAGCCCAAACTGGAAAGGCGGGTTACGGTCAGAACGTAAACGGGCAATGGCGCAGTATCCGTATCGTGACTGGCGCAACGCTGTATTTGCAAGAGACAATTGGACTTGCCAAATATGCGATGTGCGTGGCGGCTATTTAGAAGCTGATCACATTAAGCCGTGGTGCGCCTTTCCCGACTTGCGGTATGAGGTAGATAATGGACGGACAGTTTGCCGACCTTGCCACATGAAGCTGGACACGCACGGCTACAAAGCCCGCAAATACATAGAGTTACAAAATGGATAGATACTGGGTCGGCGGCACAGCAAACTGGGATGGTACGGCTGGCACTAAGTGGGCTGCTACGTCTGGCGGCGCTGGCGGTCAGAGTGTGCCTACCAATTCTGATGATGTGTTCTTTGATGCTGCGTCTGGCGTGGTGACTTGTACGATCACAGCAACAGCAAACGTAAGAAGCCTCAATTTCACTGGCTTTACAGGAACTTTTGCTGGTTCCAACAGCATCAACATTGCTGGAAGTTTGACTCTTTCTGCAAGCATGACATTGACGGCGACATCTACGTTCGGCATGAATGCTTCGTCTGGAGCAATTTCAATTACGACCGCTGGAAAAACAATTCCGGGACAACTTGCAACAGGTTCAGGCGGCGCATCAACAGCAACCTTTACTTTGCAAGATGCTTTGGTGGTCACTGGCGCACTTACCGTTACAGCAGGAACCTTCACCACCAACAACTTCAACGTCACTGCATCATCCCTGTCATCTAGCAACACCAACACCCGCACGATCAATCTGGGTAGCAGTACGGTTACGTTATCCAATTTGAGCGGAATTAGTTTTTCAACTATCACGGGCCTAACTTTTAACGCTGGCACGTCAAGCATTGTTCTTACCGCCACAACTGGCGCAACATTTACCGGTGGTGGGTTAACGTATTACAACGTTACATTTCCCGCCGCCTCTGCTTCAAACACAATCAACGATTCAAACACGTTTAACAACGTAACTTTCACAGGGCCAGCAGCGGCCGGAGTATCCATTGCGCAGTTTGGCAGCCGTCAAACCATTAACGGCACTCTTTCCACCACAGGCACAGCAGGAAACCGCCGTGTTTGGTTCCGTGGATCAACCTACGGCATTGCCCAAACCCTCACCATCAACAGCGCACCAAGCCTGACTGATGCTGATTTCCGTGACATCTACGTCATTGGCACTGCTGCTCCGATCTCTGGCACTCGGGTTGGTGACTTGCGCGGCATCAGGGGAATCACTGCATCTACACCAAAGACTGTGTATTGGAACCTTGCAGGGGCGCAAAACTGGTCTGCAAACGGGTGGTCAGACACCAGCACAGGAACACCAAACACGGACTTCTTTCCGTTGGCTCAGGACACGGCTACGTTCACCAACGCAGGGTCGGTGACGGGTACGATCACGATGAATGCTGCTGTGCCGTATACAGGTACGGTGGATATATCGGTGCGTACAAGCGCAATGACACTTGGTGGGTCAACTGGCTATGCAGTGTACGGAAATTGGGTACTTGGTAGTGGGGTAACTCAAAGCTATTCTGGTACTTTGACATTTTCAGGTAGTAATACACAGACCATCACCAGTGCTGGAAAGACACTTT